TATCATGGCAGTATTTACAAAAGTAAACGGAACTACACAACCAGTATTTGCACTGGACGTGGCCAACGGTTCTATCGCAGGAACAGCTAACGTAGCTGCTCAAGGTCCAGTTCAGATCCAAGGTCCTAAACTAGACTTTTTCACATTGACAGCTAACGCTGCTTTGACCAATGCCGGTAACGTCAATGGTTATTTGAACAATGTGTTGCAGTCTATCCAACAGACTGGTACAATCGCAATTTACCAAGCCGGCGCTACAGCTGGTACAATCAGCATTGCTATCTACCCAAGCGGCGCATATACCACAGCTACCCTGGTTGCTGCTGCTCAAGTGGCCAATGCAACTGGTGGCTTGAACATTGGTATCCCAACTGGCAATGTAAGCAACACAGCCAGCTTCACTAGCCTGTAATCTAGGTCAGCGATAGCCGCAACCCCGGAGGTAAAAAATCCGGGGTTTCTTTTTGGCCTTAAATATCTATCTAATGAGAATACAATGTCGCACACTTTTTGATTGCAGTTACACAGGCACCACTGGCCATTTTAGACCAGCCGAAATCCCGTTTGAAGACCGCATAGGGCAGATGATAACAAATCAAGCAGACTGGCATCACAGCCGCAATCAACAACGCAACTGGGAAACTCTGTTGCAGATCATTGGATTGCGCACTCAGCCCATGGATATCACCACACCTGTTTATCGCACTGGTGCGTGGGAATTTGAATTTCGAGTAGAAGCACCGTCTGTGTATGCAATAGATGGTGACCCAGACCCATTGGCTGGACTTGTACAAGGTTGTGCAGATGTGCCCATGATGACCCGTCTTACTGAACAGCCCGAATTGAAATCCACTATCACAACCATTGGTGCAGAACAGAATATCTGGTTTCGGGCACTAAATACATCATTGGAGTAAGCATAATGGACACAACGGATATCGAAAAGAAAAGCCTCGAGGCTCACGTGGAACTTTGCGCTGAGCGTTATCGCCTGCTGGAGCTCAAGATTGAAAATGTGGAAAAAAGTGTGGGTTCGGTTAAAACTGTGGTCACAGAAGTGCATGAGATGATGCACGAAATGTCCAACAAACGCAATGATCAATTGATCAACTGGGGCATAGGTATCATTGGTACCTTGATAGGCACAGTGGCCTGGTTGGCTGTGCAATACTTCAAGAACTCATGATACACGAACAAAAACTTGAAGTCTTGATGACAAGAGAGTTTAAAAAACATTCAGCTAACACCATTGTGGATGACGACACTGGTACCAAGTATTTGGTATTTGGCAAGTACGAAATCACACAGACTGCGGAGGGATTTGTGGTCAGTGACTGGTATAGTGCTATACATTGTTTTTCTGCCAAACGTATTGCTTTGAGCTGGTGCATAGCAGACAAATATCAAAGATACAATTTATCAAACAACCTAGTGATACTGGATCGTAGGCAACAGGTTCTCAAAACAGATATCTATTGCAGTCGTAAAACCGCCGAAGTCAGCGGGCACGAATCATTCTACGAAATAGTAAATACAAAGATGCAACCCAAGATTGACATGCTTGAGTCAGTGACCGCCGAATTAGAAAAATGTGTAAATTCGGCTAAATACCTACAGATTAGAGGATTCCATAATGAAACTGCAAGAACTAGCGGCTCCTAAGCCATCAAAACAAATCGCCAAAGTATTCGAAAGTTATTTTGGTTCGCGTATCAGCTTTGACCGTTTGACTAGAAATCAAACCCGAATGATGCTGAGCAAGGTACGTGGCGTACTGGGCGAGCACCGCGGCAGCACCGCACGTCATACCAGCGAGCAAAACCCAAAGTATTTGCAACTAGTCATGATGGAACAAGCTCTTGCCAGCCGCTTGAGCGAAGAGATTATTCCCGGAGGTGGCGGCGGCGCCCCCAACCCAGGGCAACAGAGTTCCGGTTCTGCTCCAGGGCAAAGTACACCCCAAACAGGACAATCACCAACACAACCGCCACAACAACCGCCACAAGATCCTAAACTGGCTGCTGCATTGCAGAGAGAAAAATCTGGAAACTCAAGTCCGGAAGACAAGAAGCTGATAGCCAGTGCAGCAATGGCCATGGCCGAAAGCCGTTTGCGTAGAGAATACCGCATCTTGAAAGAATCCGAAATCCAACAAGCACAAGTGGTATTGGCTGCACAAGACCTGGTGGACAAGATGCAAGACATGGTGGAAGAAGTCAGTGAACTGCAATTCAAAGACTTGCCTGCCCTAGTTGAAAGTATCAAGAATCAAGTTGGTGTGGATCAAGCCATGCAATTCAACACTGACGCCACCGGTGCCCTGGCCGGCTTGCTACAGAATCTGCAAGGCGCTAGACAACAACTGGAAGCTGCACTGGGTGTGGTAACAGGTACCGGCGGCCCTGACATGAGTGCTATTGCCGGTGACATAGCCGGCGCACCCGCAGCGCCTGGCGGTATGCCACCTCCTGCTGGTGACGACATGGGATTGGCAGGACCAGTTCCGGGTGAAGAAGAACCAGCAGCACCTCCAGCTGGACCCAGTCTAGGCCGAGCACGTAGATAATGCGTATATTTGAAGTTGACGACTCTTCATCGGCAACCTCGACTCAGCTGATGGGCCTGGCTGATTTCTTAGCAGGGCGTGTGTCAGATACTGATGCCAATAGAGACATGGCCCAGGCTGCATTTATCAGCGCAGCACAGAGTCTAGGCATCAATGTAAATCAAAGTAACCTTGGCGATCTCATTGCCAAACCTCCATTGAGCAACATTCTGGAACCATTAGATCCCAATTCCGGTGTGATCACATTCAAAGGTGGTGATCCCATCAACACTGCCATGCCTGTGAACAGAGCACAAGACATAGTAGCTGCTGCTGCCAAGTCGGCCATGAAGAAAAAACGAGTCGGTTAGTCCAGAAGGATTGCTCTTTGTGAGTAAATACCTTATTATATAACATAAGGAACACACAATGGCTTACTCAGACAAAGTTGTCGATCACTACGAAAATCCACGCAATGTGGGTAGCTTTGCCAAAGACGATGACAGCATCGGAACTGGTATGGTAGGAGCACCTGCCTGTGGTGACGTGATGAAATTACAGATAAAGGTAGTAGATGGAATCATCCAAGACGCCAAGTTTAAAACGTATGGTTGCGGCTCAGCGATTGCGTCAAGTTCGCTGGTTACTGAATGGGTCAAAGGACGCACACTTGAGCAGGCAGCGTCGATCAAAAATAGCGAAATTGCTTCTGAGCTTGCCCTCCCTCCAGTTAAGATTCATTGTTCAATACTTGCGGAAGATGCGATCAAAGCGGCAGTAGCAGACTATCGTAGCCGCCATGATAACCTTAACTGAAACAGCTGATAAAAAAATCCGACGACTACTAGAAAAGCGCGGTGGCATAGGCATACGACTAGGTGTAAAAACTACTGGTTGCTCTGGACTAGCTTATGTGTTAGAATACATAGATGCGCACCCATCAGACCTTGACACTGTGATCAACTATGCACAACCTGGATTCTCTGTGATAGTAGATAAAAAACATGAAGTGTATCTTTCGGGTATGACTATAGATTATGTTCGTCAAGGCCTCAATGAAGGATTTGAATTCTCCAATCCCAATGAACGCGATCGATGTGGATGTGGAGAAAGTTTTAGAGTTTGATCAAGGATTTTTTTTGCAGTCGACAAACTAGTATCCCAGGAATAACATCGGTAAATGATTCAAGATACGTGATGTTTAATTTTGGTGATATTGATCAATATCTTGATCAGTTTGATATTATCACACAAATCTCACCAGGTGCCACGATCATTTTAAATGCCTACAATGATGGATACAACTGTGAGTATCTGTTGCATCGTATTCACACCCTAGGACTTGTGGGTCATTGCTTTGTGTTAGTAAGTGATCACCAATTTGCCGCAAACAATCGCGAACATGGTATTAGATTTTTTCCTTTTGCCTGGCACTGGTTACACAGTTATCATGCCCAAGTGTATGTAGCAAGTCCACCACCACAGCCATGCACGATCGATTGGCGGTCAAGAACATATCGATTGAGTTGTTTGAATAGAATGCCTAGCTACTCAAGATTTAGAACCTATTATGAATTGCAAAAACAATCCTGGTTTGATAGTGCTTATACAAGTTTTGGTGGTACTGGCATGAGTCGTAATCCTACAATTGATCCATATGATGGCCTTGAGCCGGATGCTCAACATTGGTTCCGTTCGCACGAACATGAGTTTCCACGTAGTAGTCAGACTGATTATGTGTGGACCAACGACTGGGAATTTTCGGCACCGGCTTATGCCAATACCTATGCCAATCTTGTGACTGAAACATTTAGTGAAAGTGTTCTTATGAGTGAAAAAACTGTAAAGCCATTAGCGGCTGGCAACCTGGTGTTTGTGTCGGCACAGAGAAATTTTTTACAGGTGTTGAGAAATTTAAAATTTGACATTGACTTTGAGGGAGTTGACCATAGCTATGACGTCTTGCCCACTTGGTTTGAAAGAACACAGGCTGTGGTAAAAGAAATTGACCGTGTGTATGCAACTATTCCTGAAATCTGGCATGCTAACAAACAGCGACTGATTTACAATCAACATTGGTTGTTCAGTGATGACTTTAAAAACTTAATGCTAACTGATGTGAAAGACTTATTTGACAATGTACAATCCAAAATTTAATTATCAACCCATTCCCAGAGTCACGATAGAGGGCAAACGATTCTATGCCACACCCGATGGCAATAACTTACCGTCGGTGACCACAATACTGGACAAGACCAAAAGCGAAGCTAGCAAAGCAGCACTACACAATTGGCGACGTGCTGTGGGGGCAGAAAAAGCACAACAGATAACCACTGAGGCGGCCAACCGTGGCACCAGGATGCATACCTATCTTGAGGACTATGTAAAGAAAGGTGAGATCAAAGAACGCGGAACCAATCCATTTAGTTGGAGCAGCCATGAAATGGCCAAGACTGTGATACGTGACGGATTAAAGAATGTTACAGAATTTTGGGGCATCGAAGTTCCATTATACTTTCCTAAGATCTACGCAGGTACAACTGATGGTGCTGGCATACATCTAAATGAAGAATCCATATTGGATTACAAGCAAACTAACAAGCCCAAGAAACGCGAATGGATTGATGATTATTTTGTGCAGTTATGCGCCTATGCAGAAGCACACAACGAACTGCATGGCACAAAAATACGCAAGGGCGTGATTCTCATGTGTGTGAAGCCGGACCTTGATGCCGATCACAATCTTATCTCAAAGCCGCAGTACCAAGAGTTTGTGCTAGAAGGCACAGAATACGATCGCTACCGTGATCTGTGGTGGCGCAAAGTAGAAGAATACTACACCAAATACATATAGTTGCCCTGGCCCGTGCGGGCTAAATATGTGATACCTCAAGGAATCACATCGTGGCAATTGTACAAATTTCAAGAATCACCCAACGCAAAGGCTTCACCGAAGACCTACCTCAACCGCTAGCCGGTGCAGAATTTGGATGGGCCACAGACGAACGTCGATTGTTTATCGGAAATGGTACCATCGAAGATGGTGCACCTGTTGTTGGAAATACAGAAGTATTAACAGAATTCTCTGACATATTATCTTTCAGCACAGCCTACACTTATCAAGGTGCAGCAGCCGGTTATGCTGTGCAGACTGGGCCCAGTAGCAGTTCACCAGAATCCCAAAGCCTCCAATCCAGGCTCGACAGTTATGCAGTAGTGACTGATTTTGGTGCCGTGGGTGACGGAGTCACTGATGATACTGCGGCCATCAACCGTGCTCTTTATCAACTGTATTGCCGAGAAGTCAATACCAGCATCAGACGTAGTTTGTTTTTTCCAGCTGGCACTTACATCGTTACTGATACCATAGCCATTCCTCCTTACGCATTATTGTACGGCGAAGGGTCCAATTCTAGTATCATCAAGTTCTCGGTGTTGCAATGGACTAGTTCGGTGGCGTATCCTTCGGGGGTATTGGTCAGCAATGCAGGGAGTTTTTACAGAGCTAACTTTGATGTACCAATTGGCACTACATTAGGCGGCACAACCAGTGGCGGACAATATTATTGGGGAGATATCAATACCGGTGCTGCATCTACTCTGCCTACCTGTGGTGCCAGTACCGCAGACAGTTTACAACAAACTGGAGTGAGCGTGGGATCCAATGGTGCTACCACTCCACAATACATCACCATCAGAGATATGGCATTTGCCACTGATCAAGACAACGACCCATTCCTTTGGCAGAATGCACAACAATGTTCAGCTACAGGTGTGACTTTCTCGGGTGCCGGCACCACTAGTACTCTTACAGGTACCACAGCCAACACCCATGCTGTGAATTACGCAGGTACATCTCCGGTGTGTGAAAATATCATCATGGATACTTGCAAATTTACCGGTTGTACTTTTGGTACTTACACCACTACTACCGTACAAGGTATTACCTATAGCAACAGTACGTTTGACACATTGTACCAGGGCATATACTTTGGTACCAATGCCACTGGTGTGCGTATTGTACAAAACACATTTGATAATATCTACGTGGAAGGTATTGTATTCAGCGCCTGCTCATTGAATGCCAGTGCGTACAATACATTTTATGATGTTGGTAACCATTTTGCAGGAATAGGTTCTCCTGCCAGCAACATAATTTTAATCTCCGGCAATAACAATATCAGCGTGGGTGACATGTTCACTCGCACCACTGCTAATAGCGTCACATACGCTCGCATCGCGTTGAGCAATACCAATAGTACCGCCATGAGCATGAACGTTCGTGGTATCACTTACTATGTCAGCAATGCGGCCAGCAACAGCATTGCCAATCAACTGGCACAAGGAACATATGCACGAGATAATGGTATCAATGATACGTTGGCTGACAACTCCACTGGCACATTGTTCATAGTAGACACCAGCATAATGAAATCATTCAGAATGGATTACACCATCACAAGAGATACTTTTGTTAGAAATGGCCAACTGGTTGCGGTTTCTGGTGCTGGTGGCGGATTTACTTACACAGATGACTATGCAGAAAATGCCATCACTGGTATCACATTGACTGCTGCAGAAGCTTCAGCTGGTGGCAACATCACAGTAAGTTATACATCGACTAGTACAGGCATCGCCGGTAACATCAAATACAGCGTAACACATTTAAACTGATGTGGTTTTCCACTTTTGCCCAGCGGCTCGAAAGTTGGCAACAACTGAGGCAAGCTGCTGAAACTATGCCAGCAGAGGCTGCTGCCGAAGCCATTAACACCTGGTGGTTTCGTGCCCCTTGGTCGGCTTATCATTTGCACTGGGATGATCAAGAAGATTGGCCCGATCCATGGACATTATTGAGCGATAATATCTATTGTCCGGTCGCTCGCGGGCTGGGAATCCTGTATACTGTGACTATGATAGATCACCCAGAATTACAAGATGCTGCTTTGATAGACACCGGAGCCGACAATTTAGTCCTGATCAGCCAAGAGAAATATATATTGAATTGGGACCAGTCTCGAGTGTTAAATATTGATCCAGGACAATATCAAATACAACACAGCTTGACTCAGCAGCAAGTAAAACAACAAACAAGGTAGCGATGAAAATTACAACAGTACAAAAGCGCGATGGCAGCAGAGAGCCATTGGCATTAGAAAAATGGCAGGCTCAGATTGCCAAGGTATGTGCAGGCATAGCAGATGTTAGCCAAAGCATGGTAGAGATCAAGGCACAGATGCATTTTTACGATGGTATCAGCACAAGAGAAATCGACGGAGTTACTCTACGTGCTATAGTAGACCTGATTGATGTGGAATCAAATCCAGATGTAGGGCATACCAATTATCAATATGTGGCCGGCAAACAACGCCTGAGTATGCTGCGAAAAGATGTGTATGGAAGTTACGCAGTTCCACATCTATATGAAATTATTAAAAAGAATGTGGCCACTGGATTGTATACTCCAGAATTGTTAGAATGGTATACTGAAGACGATTGGAATCGTATGGGAGACATGATCGATCATGACAAAGACGAGAGCCTGAGTTATGCTGCGATTGAACAATTGATTGAAAAGTATCTGGTAAAGAATCGTGCCACCAAGGAAACATATGAAACGCCACAGGTCCGTTATATGGTTGCGGCAGCAACAGTCTTTCACAAAGAAGAGCCGAATACAGCGCGTATGCGATATATTAAAGAATATTATAACGCAGCTTCAGATGGCCTGTTTACTCTTGCTACTCCTGTTCTCGCTGGGCTTGGCACTCCAACAAAACAATTCAGTTCGTGCGTTCTTATCCGCAGTGATGATGACTTAGATAGCATATTTGCCTCCGGGGAAATGATGGCCAAGTATGCCAGCAAGCGAGCTGGCATTGGGTTGGAGATTGGCCGACTGCGTCCATTGGGCAGTCCCATCCGTGGTGGCGAAATTATGCACACCGGCATGATACCTTTTCTAAAAAAGTGGTTCGGTGATCTACGTAGTTGTAGTCAAGGAGGTATTCGTAATGCTAGTGCTACTGTTTTTTATCCTATTTGGCATCATCAGTTTGATGATCTTATCGTACTCAAGAATAACCAGGGTACAGAAGAGACCCGCGTTCGACACATGGACTATGGAGTGGTCTTATCCGCCTTCTTCTGGAGACGATTCAAGAACAAAGAGAACATAACATTCTTTGACCCCAACGAAGTACCAGACTTGTATGAAGCATTTTACAAAGATACTGCACTATTTGAAGAACTTTACTGCCGGTATGAAAAGCAGAAAGGCCTGCGTAAGAAAACGATGGCTGCGGAGGAAGTTTTCAAGAGTGGTATTCTCAAAGAACGAACAGACACTGGACGTATATATCTAGTGTTCATTGATAACGTGATGAGCCAAGGACCGTTTGATCCGGAATATCACACCATTTACCAGAGTAACCTTTGCTGTGAAATACTTTTGCCTACTCGTTCCTTTAAGCGGTTGGATGATACTGATGGTCGCATCGCACTTTGCACATTGGGAAGCATCAACTGGGGAGCCTTCCGTAATCCAGAAGATATGCGTAGGGCTGCCCGCATTCTGCACCGCAGTCTCAATAATATTCTTGATTACCAAGACTTCTTATCCATCCAATCACGCCTGTCCAACGATGAGATCCGACCACTGGGCATCGGCATCACCAACCTTGCCTACTGGCACGCCAAGAGAGGCCTGCGTTACGGGGAGAAGGATGCTCTAGCTGAGATCAAAACCTGGATGGAACACATGGCTTTCTATCTCACAGAAGCCAGTGTGGAACTGGCCAAAGATCGCGGCGCATGCCTAGGAAGCGAACACACACGTTATGGTCGAGGAGTATTTCCTTGGGAATTACGAGCCCAGGGTGTGAATGAACTTGCCGACTTTGCTCCAGAATTAGATTGGGAGACCTTACGCACCAACATGAAAACTCATGGTGTTCGCAACGCCACACAGATGGCCGTGGCACCTGTGGAATCTAGTTCAGTGGTGATCAACTCAACCAATGGCATTGAAATGCCCATGAGCTTGATCTCAGTGAAAGAAAGTAAGGCTGGTAGTTTTGTGCAGGTGGTGCCCGAATATCATCGACTGAAAAACAAATATCAGATGATGTGGGAACAAAAAGACTGCGAAGGTTATCTCAAGACTGCTGCTGTGATTGCAGCGTATGTTGATCAATCAATCAGCACCAACACATTCTACAATCCTGCACACTTTGCAGATCGCAAAGTACCGATCACATTGATCGCCCGAAACCTTATGCAATCGCATGCATGGGGATTGAAAACTTTTTACTACAGTCTGATCAACAAGCAAGGCAGCAAAGAGGCAGCAGAGGATGCGCCACTCATGCCCATAGACTTTGATCTTGAGGAAGATTGTATCGCTTGTAAATTATAAGGGAATAATATGTCAAAACAACAATACAATCTCGCCACACGTACCGATTATCTCAGTCGCAAGATGTTCCTGGATCCCGAAGGTCCGGTCACCATCCAACGATTTGAAGAAGTCAAGTACAACAAGATACAAAAGATCGAGCAGACTGCACGTGGATTCTTTTGGGTGCCTGAAGAGATCAGTCTCAGCAAAGATGCCAACGACTTCAAGGACGCATCCGATGCAGTGAAACATATCTTCACCTCAAACCTGCTGCGCCAAACAGCCCTGGACAGTCTGCAAGGGCGTGGCCCAGCACAGGTATTCACTCCGTGTGTGAGCTTGCCCGAGCTGGAAGCACTCATGTACAACTGGAGTTTCTTTGAAACCAACATCCACAGCCGCAGTTACAGCCACATCATCCGCAACATCTACAATGTGCCCAAGGATGTGTTCAACACCATCCATGACACTAAAGAAATTGTGGACATGGCAAGCAGTGTGGGCAACTACTACGACAAACTGCATGAACTCAACTGCTTCAAAGAGATCAATCCAAAGACAGTGAGTGAACCCAGCCACATAAAGGCCATATGGATGGCCTTACATGCCAGTTATGCACTGGAAGCATTCCGATTCATGGTATCGTTTGCCACCAGCCTGGCCATGGTAGAAAACAAGATCTTTATCGGCAATGGCAACATCATCAGCCTGATCCTGCAGGACGAACTGCTACACAAAGAGTGGACAGCGTTCATGATCAACCAGGTCATAAAAGAAGATCCACGTTTTGCAGAAGCCAAAGCTGAATGCGAAACTGAAGTGTACGAGTTGTACGTGGATGTGATCCGTGAAGAAAAAACCTGGGCTGATTATCTATTCAATAAAGGTCCAGTGATCGGGCTGAATGCCAATGTGCTCAAGGACTTTGTGGACTACACTGCTGTGGCTGCACTGAAAGAAATTGGTATCAAATACCAGAGCTCTGCCCCTAGAAGCACACCAATTCCCTGGTTCAACAAGCATGTGGACACCAGCAAGAAACAAACTGCGCTGCAAGAGAACGAATCAACTAACTATGTTATCGGAGTCATGAGCGACAGCATTGACTACGATCAATTGCCTAATTTATAAGGAAACCAATGAAAGCCATAGTATGGTCAAAGGACCAATGCCCCTACTGCGACCAAGCCAAAGCATTGCTGAAGTCTCGCAATATTGAATTTGAAGAACGAAACGTGAGCCACGACTGGACTCGCGAACAACTGTTAGAAGCAGTACCAAATGCTCGTTCCGTGCCACAGATCTTCTTGGATGAAGAACTAGTGGGCGGTTTCACTGAACTCAGACAACGTCTTACTTGAAAACATATACAGAAAGTTTAAAATGAAAATTCCAATCACCCCAGGTCAAGTTTATACCTTTAAATTAAACTCAGGAGAAGAACTCATCGCCAAAGTGTCTGCAGAAGAGTCTAGTGGCTGGCTAGAGATCGAGCATCCAGTCAGCGTGGCGCCGGGACCGCAAGGTATGGGATTGGTGCCCAGTCTATTCACCGCAGATCCTACCGAAAGACTACAACTAAATACTTCTAGTGTGAGTCTTTATGCACTCACTGATGATCCGGTCAAGATGAAATATATTGAAGCAACCACTGGAATCAAGATACCTGAAAAGAAAATCATATTGGGATAATATGCCGGCAGTGCAACGCTTGGGAGACAGAGACACAGGTGGCGGAATAATCACTTCTGCTGTTAACTCAGTGCGTGTGAACAATCTCCCAGTGTCAGTAAATGGCAGTACCGTGAGCCCGCATAACTCTCGCCCCACACATGTTCCTGTAACTGCCAACGGCATCAAGAGTGTGAGAGTTGCCAATCGACCCATCAATGTAGCAGGTAACGCAGACACCTGCGGACATGCACGAACTGGTGGCAGCGAAAATGTAAGAATCGGCTGATATGGCTCGAAGTATATTAACTCCGTTGCAACTGACTGCATCTGCGGCATTGCTAAACAATCAAGGTCTCAAGGCATTGCCCACGGCCTTGGCCTCTGCTATATCGCAGTATAATGCTTTTACTATCACCGCAGCAATCAACGGTGCTATCAACAACGCAGCAGGTAAGACCTGGTGCTCAAGTACCACATTGACGTCATTGCAAACCATACGTGGATCAGGCACAGGTTGTCCTGCATTGGGCAACAGCATACCACCTGCGTACACCACACTGACTCCGGTGGCCAATCCGTCGGGCTTGACAGGACTTGTTTCACAAACTGCCAACTATTATCTAGGATATGGGGATAGCGGAAGATTCGCACAGGGATTCATGACCGTAGAGGGATTCATTGGAACCACTAACGATTATATCAACACCGCAGTCAATGCTCCTACTTACCTTGGACCCAGTTTTTCCAGCATGGATGCCTTGACCACTGCGGATATCACCGTGGTCAACTCAGACCTTGGCCCATTTGGTACAGACCTTGCCAATCAAGGCCAACTGACCGATCTAGGTAACCTGGAACTATACGGCACACCAGCAGGATTGATACAACAGATCACTCGGGTAGCCGGCATTTCAAATGCTGTGGTACCGGCTCTACAATCTGCATTGACCGCTGCTGGACTAAATTCACAAAACATACAGGATCTGGTAAACGATAATCGCATCAGTTTGTTCAAACCTGATGGGCTCACCGATAATGAATTTGATCAACTGCAACTGCAAGCATACTATGCCATGAACATGGTCATGGGCGATGATCTTGCACAGATACTGAGTATACTGAGAGTGACCACTCCGGACATTGACTCACTGGCAGATCTATTGGATCCTATAAAAGTATTTCCAGAAAGCTATCTCACTTTACAGACTCCTAGTCCGTACGGCCCGGTTCTAATCTTCAATCCCAACAGCAGTGTCAATTCAGCAGTACAACCCATAGTGAATTCTTATCTGCCCAATGCGTCGGGGTGTGACGAACTGGGCAAGGTCATACCTCCAGGCGATGCCATAGCCAACAAAGCCATACAGGTGGCGTTCCAACAGATACCCAACATAGCAGGCACTGATTTGCCTTCATTGGCAGAAAGTGTAAAAGGATATTTGGACCAGACGTGGAATCCTGAACAACCATATCTGGCCAACGACCTAGTGGCCAACGGATCGCCTATTCCTGAGTTTTATCGAGCACAACAAGAGGTACCTGTGGGCACAGATATCAACAATACCAGTTATTGGTTGCCAACCACACTAGGCGGCCAGAGTACCATGACTGGGTTACCCGATATTGTAGCATTGACCACTCCGGTGCCATCTTCGGTCACTACGTTTTTTGATACCAACATAGCCACTGGCACCGGGCCCAATGGCACAATCACCACGTGTGATGTATTGGGAACGGCCATCAACTACAATAGTCTTGACACCTATCTCAACACGGCCAGCACAGCATTGACTGCGATTGTGGGATCGGCCAGTTACAATACATTATTGGATCTGTATCAACGTATTGGGAATGTGTGCAACAGCACCTATGGCGATCCGGCAGTGAGTGTGACCGTTCCAGCAGGTGCAGGTGCAGGAGTTTATGCCAATACATTTCCTTACTACGGTGGCGACTTGGCATTACAGACCCTGATACCATTGGCCAATACTGCATTGGACAGCGTGGTTGCAGCCTGGCCCACACAGACTACCGCAATGAACACAGCATGGAATGCTATATGTACCTCTCTAAGTTCGGAGAAAGCATTACAGACTCGTGCCGGGATCAATTATTTCAATCTGTTGGCCGGCGAGCAACCCAGTGTGATGGCCTTTGTGCAAAACTTGCCATCATATGCCATGATGACTGAAACATGTCAAGCAGCTGAGTTTTTGGAAAGCATAGCCGACACCACCATAATCGGTGGCCAGGCCATAATCGGTGCCATGCGAGAAGCACGTAATCAAACATCGTATCAAGCATCTGGGTTGTTTGCAGCCAATCACATACCAGCCGATCCACCGATCACCCCATCACCTGCGGTGGTTCCGGTGCAATAACTGCTCAAAAACCTGTGAAAATGCACAAGTCTGAGCATATGAGCTTAAATATTACTCAGTGGCAATTGACATCCTAGAGATAAATTGCTATAATCAACTACTTCAATTTTTAAGGAGACTTCATGAAGAAATTAGTAACAGTATTGGCCCTCGCATTGGCCGCCTCAGCCGTTTGGGCGCAAACTGCACCTCAAGTGAGTGTGTATGGTAAAGTACGGGTGTATGAAGAATCATACACACTGGGCACCGCCAGTGCTCTCACTCGCTTGACCAATGATTCAAGCCGTTTGGGTTTCAAAGCCACTGGCGACGTTGGTAGCGGTATTACTGCTACTGCTGTGCTAGAAACTGGCGTGGCTGTAGATGCTCCAAGTGCTACCACACTGGGTGATCGCACTGCTCGTTTTGATCTCAGCAATAGCCTGGGTTCTGTGGGCATGGGCCGTGACAAGCATTCAGCAGTTCGTGCATTGGATAACTTTGATGTATTTGGCAATGCATATGGCACCATCGTGGGCACCGTGCATAACGCACAAGGCTCGCGTGTGCAGAACGCATTGTTTGTGAGCAGCGCACCTATCGCTGGTTTCACTGCTAATTGGCAGATGGCCAACAGCGAAGTTGCCGGTACTGCTAATACCACAGCAGGCAGCATTGACTACACACAAGGACCATTTGCAGCCACATTCGCTCGCTATGACGATGGCATTTCTAGTTCTACCAATATCGCCGGTGTGAAATACAACCTAGCATCTACTGGTACTACCGTGTTTGGTCTGTACAGCAATGACGTGGCAACCAATGTCAGCACCACTGGTAAGAGCATTGGTGTAAGCCAAGCAATCACTGGTCAATTGAGTGTGATGGCCAACTACGGTGAAACCGACACTGGCAAAACCGGTCGCGGGGTTGGTGTAGCTTATGCAATGAACAAAGCATTGAATTTCCATGCTCGTTACAGCATGATTGACACAACCACTGACGTTACCCAATACGGTGTGGGCGTTGAATACAATTTCTAATCCCAATTAGAACAAACCAAATAGGCCCTCTGGGGCCTATTTTTATGACCGTGAGTATGCGAACATTCATATATAATGCATATGAGGAATGTTGAATGACAGATCCCAGGGCAACCGCACGGGAGTTACTGGATGAATGGAATCGTTACAAAGTAGCGAGGCCACGAAATCACGCATTAGATATTCAATACGAAAAAGATCAATTATCTAAATGGGCAGAGATATTACATCGTAATATGTTATGGAGCACAGATTTGATTGAGATAACCGAAAACTGCCATCAGTTTCAAACTAGATTATCTAGATTCAAAGATAATATTATCATAGAATTGCTGACCCACGGCTCAGTTTAGTGTGGGTTTTTTGCAACAAAAAATCCCAACTTTTTGTTGAAAAATCGCAACTTTCTGTGTAGAATTCGGTTGACCCGAATTGCCCGAACTGCTATAATACACACATAGACAGCAACAAACAGGAGTTCCAAATGCAAGTTACCATCGACATCCCTAAAAAAGTCATCAACACCATCAAAAAATCTGCAGAGGTCTATGGCAATGCAACGCCCACAGATGCTCAAATCAAAGAGTTCTTGCAATGGCATGTGCTGGGCATCTACGTCGACTTCCACGGCGAAGATCTGGAAGATATTGCAGCTGAAAATTTCAATTAAAATCGCAACTGGAGTTGGTAAAATCGGTTGCCCAGAAATAGCCAAAATGCTATAATATGGGCATGTTCAGTAAAAAGGCTCGCACCATGAAAGCAAAAATCCTGATTACATCCATAGACAACATGAAGTTGTTCCAGGGTCGACTGCCCACCCGGCGCTGGGGGTTTTGCGAAATCGTGCGCGAGGTCACTATTGAGCCCTGCCCGCATGGTGTATATGAAGATGGCAACTATGGCTATGTCAAGATCGACGGGAAAAAAGTCCGTGTGATCAACGGTCGTGGTGGTGAAACATCATTCGAAATCAGCCGATAAAACGGTTGACCAGAATCGCCCAAAATGCTATAATATGGGCATGTTCAGTAAAAAGGAATCCAAAATGCAAGAGTTCAAAACCTGGGAAGAGATGAGCGATCTGGAGCAAGCCCAATGCCAATATTGGGACATGTATAAGGACGCATATGGCGTTCGCCCTCGCGGTATCGATACCTCCACTTGGACCCTTGAGGACTTCCACACCGAGTTCGTTGAACTGGGTGCAGTGATCAATCGTGAAGAAGCCAACCGCAAGGAGTCTGAACACACCGCAGCCCACGAGTTCGAGATGCGGATCCAAAGCATCCTGGCCTGCGGTGCCAAGGACCGTGAGATGGCCCTGCGTTGGATTCACGAAGCCGAAGGTTCAAATGGGGACGACGAGTTCCTGTGCTACCTGGTTGGACTGCCCTATCAATATTTTCGCAAGGTGGCATGATGACTGATCAGACAATGCGAGTGATCCCCGGCGTGGGCGAAGCAGGCCTGGACACAGAAGCCAGTCCGGGCAACGGGCAGTTCTATGTTCGTCTCTACGATGGATCCTATGACATGTGTGGCTACGACACCATCGAAGAAGCCTGGGAAGAACTGGTTGATATCGCTGGCATTTGATCGTATAATACAAACATCGCAACAAGGAGCAGCACATGGGATATCGAGTTGTAGCAGACAAATACCAGATGGACGAGATGCGTGAAAAATACGGTCCGCGCCCAGGTCTGGAAGGCCCATTCAACTTCACTGGCCGTGTGCTGTATTACGATCCCCGTGAAGGTCAGTATTATGACCCCAAGACGGATTTTTATTTGGAACAGGCAGAAATGGACCAGGTCCATCAACGTATAGTTGATATCCTAAAAGCCTGATTGACCATTAATTCCATAACTGCTATAATACACACATCGCAACAAGGAGCATGACATGATCGCAGAACGCCCTCGCACCGCACTTTATGACGCACGCCACGGTGGCCCATATGACCGCGGCAGTGCCGATTCTTACTACAGCCGTGGATATCAGCCTCACTATTTTGAAGGTGCTACCTCTATCACTCCTCGCGTGGAGATGGCAGATATGACTGCTGCTGAAATCACAGCCTACACCGCAGGCTTCAATGACAACGAATCGTTTGGTGACAAGAAGGATTGGGGTTGATATGAGCATGCTAACAGAAAAAATGAACGAAGACATCCAGCGTATCATCGATCGACTGGAGCAGACCAAACAGGAACGGAACCGCTGGGAGAAGATCCGCTTGGTGAAACAGGTCACCCATTCAGTAGAAGACTACGAGTCCTACTGGCAGGAAAAACTGGCTGACTTGGCGGGGTGATATATGGGACTGGACATGTACGCCTATGTGGCCGCCAAGGCTGGCGAGATGAATGCACACTATGAAAGCTACAGCCACGATCTTGCTGAAACTTCGTCCCTATTACCCAGGCCGCCCAAGCCACGTGAAATCGCTTACTGGCGCAAGCATCCCAACCTGCATGGCTGGATGGAACGTCTCGCTGAACAGAAAAATCTAGACTATGACAGCTTCAACGGTGTTGAACTGGAACTGACCTGGGAGGACATTGAGCAGTTGGAACGGGATATCCGCAACAAGAAGTTGCCTGGCACGGCAGGATTCTTTTTTGGCAACAACGCCGACGATCATTATCGTGAAGATGATTTGAAGTTTGTGCGTGAAGCCAAGGCAGAACTATTCTGCGGACTCAAAGTTTTCTACAACAGCTCATGGTAAAAAAAGTCTATTACGAAAAGGTCGGCAGGAAATATGTTCCTGTGGCCGAATACGACAGCGATTACCTGGATGCTTTCCCTAAAGGCAGCACTTTAGTGATATGCCATCCAGGTGGGCAGAGTCGTAGATTCGACATCAATCCTGATTACGCAGCCTTGATTGCTGCTGGCCGTGTGGCCGAGGATGCTATGATTCAAGCCATGCACAAAGCCAGTGAAATGAAACCAGTAAAAACTCCCATCACCCCGGCTCAACAACGAGCATGGAAAGGCCTGGCCCGAGCGTTTGGCACTGAACTATGCACATTGAATGGAGCCAGTTCCTGGGAGATCGCTCAGGCAGGCTTGGGGGCATTGGAACAAGAAGCAGATAAGTTGATGACCAATACAGCAGTGAAAGAAGCCTACGACCAGTTCCTGTTTGTGTGTGCATTGACCCGACAACAACGGAAGTAAATAATGACAAATGAATTCACATACGACATTGATGATCCACGCTATGAGGGCACCATGTCGTCTGGCTGGATAACAGAACTGGCTGAATCCGACAGCCGCCTCCACAAGGAAAAGGTCATAGAAAAAGCCTTGATGGCCGCAAAGTTGGGCAGTGCCGATGCACAGGCTTTTTTGTTCAACTGCTATCAAGCCTACAATCCTTTCTATACCTTCCATGTGAAGCAACTGCCCGAGACCGCAGGACTCACAGGTCGTGCCAATCCGTGGCCCAGGTTCTGGGGCTTGCTGGAAGCACTACGCACACGGTCCAGCACCGGGCACACAGCCAGGGACATGATACAGAGAATCAGCGAAGAGTTTGACAGCGATGAGTGGAACTTGGTATGTGTGCCTGTGATCCGCAAAGACCTCCGCTGCGGCATCACAGACAAGACACTGAATAAGGTGTTGGGCAAGACCCAATATCGCATTCCGGTGTTCTCTTGCCAGTTGGCACAGGACTCAACTGATCGCCCGGCCAAGATGAAAGGCATCAAACGCCTGGAAGTCAAACTGGATGGTGTGCGTGTGTTGGCAGTGGTCACTCCTCACCGGGTGACTTTGTACAGCCGCAACGGCAAAGAGTTTGGGAACTTTCCGCAGATTGCAGAGGCCTTGATGAAGGTGGCTAACGGAACAGTCAAAGGTGGTATGGGACCGGGTGGTGTGGTATTGGATGGTGAGATCGTGGGAGAGAGTTTCCAGAAACTCATGCGTCAAGCACATCGCAAAAATGATGCTCAAACTGAAGGCATGGTATATCATGTGTTTGACATGATCCCATTGAATGACTTCAAAGAAGGGCACTGCAATACACGACAGAGCCGACGCTTGGAGTGGGTGGAGAATCTGCGAGCCAGATTCGACAAGACTGATTGCTTGCGTGTGATGTCAGGGCATGATGTGGATCTAGACACAGCCGAAGGGCATGATCAGATGAATCGCTATGCCCAAGACTCAGTGAAAGACGGATTCGAAGGCATCATGATCAAGAATCTGGAGGCGCCTTACGAGTGCAAGCGGTCGGACTTCTGGATGAAATGGAAGCCCACCATAACAGTTGATCTCAATATCGTGGGATTTGAACAAGGAACTGGTCGCAATAGTGACCGCTTGGGTGCTATAATTTGTGAAGGAACAGATGATGACAGACACATTAGAGTCAATGTTGGTAGCGGTTTTAGCGACGATGACCGCCAGCGGCTTTGGGATTCACGTGATACTTTGCTGGATAACGTGGTTGAAGTCGAAGCTGACGCTGTCACGCAAAACCAAGACGGAACCTACAGTTTGAGGTTTCCTCGATTTGTGAGATTCCGTGGATTTGAAGCAGGAGATAAACTATGAGCAAAAGAATTGGGCCCATTACATTAGACGGTGAAGCCGCTGATCGAATCACTGTGCTTGCTCTTAAAGAACAGAGAAACTATCTCAAGAAACAACTCTCGGAGTGGAAGAAAAACCCCAAGACTGACGCCAATCCTGACGGATACTGGTTGCATCCTGAAGACGTAAGTGGGAACGAAATCATGATTCACCACCTGGATGCGGTGATCAAATATTTTGGTGGCTAGAATTTTTAAACAGGAGAAAAACTATGATCACATTACAGCAATTTCTAGAAACAATTGAATACAAAATAACCGAAGGTGACAGCTATGGCTGGACATGTTTTGGTCCCAACAGCCACCAGCTGGGTTCTTGGAACGGCATCCATGGCGCCGGTGGCTGGAGTGCCAACATAGTGTTCAGCACCAAGAGCCAAAAGGTCTATTGTGTAGAAGTATGCGACTACACCAATGATCGTGCATACCGACTGATCAACCCCAAGTATCGAGACAAGTATGATCAGGAAGCCAAACAGCGTGGTTCCCAGGCCGACCAAGCCTGGGACGATGTGGATTACACTGACCTTGAAACCGATGCTGATTTCACGGAAAAAGCACAGGCCATTGTGGCTGTGCAAGACTACGACACACGTATCTCGGTACCAGTGGATTTCACTGACGAAGAGATCTTGAAGTATGCCATGCTGGCACATGAAAAAGACATCACCCTGAATCAATTTATCGAACAAGCTCTGCGAGACTTCATGGAGCATCACAAACTACCAAACGATGATTGAACCTCTGCGCGATGATCTCATGGTGCAGCAGCAACTGGACTGGGAAGATAATACTTATGTACACAAGTGGAGGCACATGGTAGCAGTGATCATGCTGAATCAAACAGGCCGCAAGCCTGTGAAGACAGTGTATCCACTATTCATGCATCACTGGCCCACACCTTGTAAATTGTTGCAAAGCACGCCTGATCGGGTAAAGGATGTGATCCAGAGTCTGGGCATGAGAAATGTGAGAGAGAACCGGATTCGCCGAATGACCCAAGACTACTTGACTTGGAACGGTGAAGATGCTACAATGCTTTATGGTATTGGCAAGTACGGATCAGATAGTTATGAGATCTTTTTCAATCATAACTACACCGTGGAACCCACGGACAAAGAACTCAAACGCTATTTACAGGAAGAAGTATTTGTATGAAAATTGGACTCAGCTACAGCCGTTGTGTGCGCGACATCGTGGATGGCGTGGTGGATATCAACGATGTGCTGATCGTGATCGCACGTACTAATTTTGATCCCAATGACGACGAGCAATGGGCCGGAATATGGGCCGGCTATCGTATCGGCTTTATGAGTCATCCTGAGTGGGCGGACTATCCCGACGAAGATGAAGATCGATTCCGTGCAGTATCAATTCAATTGTGGAGTGATGGCAAGTTTCATCAACCGCGCAAGTTCGGCGCACATCAAACACGCCGTCCGGAAATTTGGTTGGAGGCTGTGCTGCCCAGCAGCGAATTACAAAAGAATGCCGCAGCAAAAGACGCTTGGGATAGTTTCCAAGTGATCGCAGGCCTGACCAACGTGAAACTAGATAAGGAATATCAATAATGGCACAACATGGAAACTACTGGAGTTGTACTCCTTTCGCAGACTGGATTCGCGGTACTACCAAATTAAAAATGGGTACCAGCGAGGAATGGCACGAATGGGAAACCCGTGCCAAACGCGACTATCCTGTGCGTTGGTGGATAGCCGAAGAAGGTCTGGGCCATGTGCAAGATTTTGTAACTTATCCTGTGAGAAAGATCTACGATGTCAAGTATTACATTAATAATCGCTGGGTTACTCGCACTCATGCTCTTACCGCCCATCCTCGTGATATTGAGCCTGGCACTTGGAGTGATGTTGGCAATAGGTTCCTTCCATGCTTATTCAATGAGCTTGTGGATTTTGTTGAAATCGAATCGGCCTGGAGTCACATTGCGTGGGGAAGTGCTGAAGATCGCGCCAAGTATGATCCTCCTTTCTGGGCTAGTGGTTGGTGGCGTTGGCGCACTTGGCGTAGCCCTCAAGCAGGTCTCGATCATCTTGACTGGGCAATGACACTCACACTTGGCAACGATATGGGTGTGGAAGAAGGTGACGAAAACTACGGTCGTCCAACTGGTCAAGCTGAACGTGCAAAGGAAATCAAAGAACTTTACACATGGTGGACTGTGACTTATCGCAATCGACCTGATCCATATGAAGCCAGCGGCTGGAGTGACTACTGCGATCGCTTGCGTGAAGAGCGTGGTGATCATGGCTTTGGGGTTGGAATGAAATCTAAGAATCCCGAGACTGAAGACATGGGCAAACAAGCTCTTGAACTTTCCAGCAAGATCGAAGCGGCATACGACGCAGAAGATGAAGAAATGATGATCCGCTTGATCCGGGCACGTGATAGCCTTTGGACCTGACACATGATATACTTCAGTGCAGTATTGTTCATCACAGCTCTGGCAGGATGGGGCTGGATGGTGTTTGGCAATCACTTTACCTGGGTGGAACGCCGCAAGGAACTTTGTAAGATTGGTGATCATTGGATGACAACTAAACCATTGATTTGGCATAATAAACGAGGTGAATACTTTAGTGGAACACATTGTAGAGCCTGCGACTTTCAGAAAGTTATAAAGGTTGAAAAATGAACGAACAAATTCAAGAATACACTGACAAATTAGAACAAGCCGTGCCCGCATGGGTGGTCAGCACCTTTGGCACTTGGCCTGCGGAAACTCGACTGTACATGTATCTGCATCACTTGCAGTTGGCCCGCATGGATGAATTTGTTGAGTTATTGAAGGCACGATAAAAAATGAAACAAAAACTGATAGATCAACTGCTACACAAGGCCGGTGCTCGCTTTGGTGCCGAGGGCACCGACTATTCCGATTTCTCATCCGTGAAGTTTGCTGAATTGATCGTGGCAGAATGTTCCAGCCGGGTGGATCATATCCTGCGTGAGCGGCAGGCGGGCGGCGGAACCATGGGTGACGACATCAGAGAACATTTTGGAGTCAAGCAATGAACTTTTTTTGGGGATTCTTACTTGGATACATAGTAGCGGTATTTTATATGGCACATCGTGCTAATGTAACTGCCAGAGTGGATAGAGAATGAACAAACAAATTCGACTACTTGCCGAAAAAGCTGGCATACACGATGATGTGTGTAGTATGTGTCCAATTCACGAACTGGAAAAGTTCGCCCTGTTGATCATGAACGAATGCATCGATCAGGTGGCAGGAACCAAGATCGTGGGCCAGATTTTAGGAGATGAGTTTGATGAATTGAGTGAGTCGGCCCGCAACAAATACACTCAGTGGAACAATGCCTTGGTGATCGCCACCATGAATGTCAAAGAACACTTTGGAGTAGAAGAATGATTGATTGCATGATTGTGGGCGACAGCATCGCAGTTGGCACACATCAGTACAGACCCGAATGCGTGGCCTACGCCAAAGGTGGTATCAACAGCTCTCAATGGAACAAGCAAAATTCAAATAAAAATCTCACGGCAAAAACCGTGATCATCAGCTTGGGTTCCAACGACCATACCGGTGTTCGCACACTATGGGAACTGCAACAACTCAGAGCCAGAACAGATGCTGAACGAGTGTTTTGGATCTTGCCGGCGATCAAGCCTGATGTACAAGAGATGGTCAGGATCGTGGCACGAGACCATGGCGATACAATACTGCCAATCCCAAACTTACAAGCAGACAAAGTGCATCCCAGCGGTGCTGGCTACAAAAAACTGGCGGAACAAACACGATGATCAATCTAGACTTCAGCATTGCTAACCCATGGCGAACCGATAAGATTTGGGATATCCTATGGAGCAAATCAAGATTGATCACCCAGAACAAGGCCTGGGAGTTCAACGGATACCGCACTGGCCGTATCATCAATCTAGAGTTTGAATGGACACTACAAGGCGACCACGCAGGTGCTAGAATCATGTTGGGTGTGTTTGGATACGAAGTTGAACTGGCCTTCTACGACACACGGCATTGGGATTATGATCTAGCCACTTGGAAATGTTATCAATGAACTCGTTGATCGAACGCATGGCCAGTGAAGCCGGACTCAAATACTCGCCCGAGCAAGCAGAAGCAGTGGAGCGACTAGTTCGTGTCGCTGCTGCTTTCTGTATTGATCAGTGCGGTGGTCGAGGTGTATGTGTGGGATCCACCTTGGTCAAGAACAAGATCCACACAGCATTTGATATGAACCGACCACCAGAAAGAACTTTTTAAGGAGAAAATGATGGCAACAGCAAAGACAGTGAATAAACTTGGAGACAAGTTGGTCAAAGTGAATGAGAACTTCTCAATCAACATGTATGACAATGGCTTCATGGTGGAAGCCGGCGGCCGCAACAAAAAAGGCGACTATGTGAATGCAAAGATCATGTGCAGCAATGTGGATGAGGTGTTGAGCCTTGTGCGCGAAGCATGTGAAATGGAAAGGGATGCATGATGGACAAAGTAAAAATCAGTGGTATTGATTATTCAATCGTGATGCGGTCGCCTGAAGAAATGGGCGGAAATATTGGTCTTGCCAATTTCAATAACCAAGAAATTTCGATCAATCAAAGCATGACACCCCAGACAGTCAAGATTGCAAAGTGGCACGAAGTCATTCACATTCTTGATCACACGTATGATCTAGACATGACCGAGAAACAAGTCAAGTTCTTCACTCATGCATTGATAGCATTGCTTGAAGACAATCCTGGAATAGTGGAACACTTTAGAGGAGTATGACATGGCAATGTGGACACTGACAACACAGCACAAAAAGAATGCTGTAGAAAAACAATTCTGGCGCAAAGATGGCGAAACTATCATCCGCACAGAAGGCTATCGTTGGGGTACATTCTATTGCGAAAGCGATGACCAACCCGAGATTGACCTAGCCAATCCAGACGAATACAATCTCAGCGAAAGCGATTATGATTGGGAACTGGACAACCTGGATGACGGCTGCTGGGCCGAATGGGACTGGCCAGTTGACATGACTGAAGAACAACAGGACGAGATCATGGCCGCCTGGGAAGAAGATTACTTCGATGGCATGGAACAATTGGGTTGGTCATGCGATGATACTGAATATATCCTGATGGGACCATTGGAGTTGTCAGACGAAGATGGCAACACTGTGGGCCAAGGCGAGCCAGATTAGACTTGACACACCTCCTGTCTCGTGCTATAATTGACTGGCATGGGCGAGGAGGTGGGTAGTTTGATGGGCGGGCAGGGTAACATAATCTCGAGATGCCTGTTTGTTCCGTAGCAATTCGAACATAAATCCCGTAGGTGCGACCGAGACCTCGATCGCAAGATCAAAACCAGGATGTTCCTGGGGGTATGCTATGAGAAATAGTCTGGAAAGGATGTAGAAATGTCTGTTGAAATTGAGACCTCTGCGCAGAGCATGTCTGAGTCACTCAACTCGCTTAGAGTAACGCCCTTGCCCATGCACCGTATCTACATGAAGATTGGCAGCACCGCGATCTGGTACAAGATCATGCGTGAAGCCAATGCTCTATATGGTCGTAACTGGCGCGGTCAATCAGGTGTGAAACGCCGATTGGACCGATCAATATGGGATCTTGGCCACAAAGAAAATCTAGTGGTTTGTTGGTTCGAAGTGCCTGATGAAAAATTTGGCACATGGGTAGCCTTAAAGTATGCGGTCTCCCTGGTCGCTGCACCCGGTAAATAATCTTATGTTCCTCAGTCTTATCACCTTGGCGGTGGCCTTGAGCCTCAGCGTTATTGCCGCCTATTACAGCATAGCAGGCCTCACTGCGATCTTTGCCGCAGCCGTGATTCCTATCATGGTCATGGGATCGATACTAGAAGTGGCCAAGGTGGTTGTGACCATATGGTTGCACGAGTATTGGCACCGAGCCAGGTGGTTGATGAAACTATACTTGGTGCCAGCAGTGGTGATGTTGATGGTAATCACCAGCATGGGTATCTTTGGTTTCCTATCAAAAGCACACAGCGATCAAAGCCTGGTGTCTGGAGATGTACAAGCCAAGATAGCAGTGTATGATGAAAAAATCCGGACTGACAAGGAGAACATAGATGTTAATCGCCGAGCTCTTAAACAAATGGACGAGGCTGTGGACCAAGTTATGGGTCGCAGTTCAGACGAAAAAGGTGCGGACAAGGCTGTGGCTGTACGGCGCGGCCAACAAAAAGAACGTCAGCGCCTGCTTGCGGAAATTGCAGAAAGTCAAAAGCGTATTGCAGCACTCAATGAAGAACGTGCGCCGATCGCAGCCGAAGTTCGCAAGGTCGAGGCTGAAGTTGGTCCCATCAAATACATAGCAGCACTGATCTACGGTGACAACCCTGACACCAATGTGTTAGAACGGGCTGTGCGGTGGGTTATCATCTTGTTGGTATGCGTGTTTGATCCGCTAGCCATCATGATGTTGTTGGCTGCTACAGAAAGTCTCAAGTGGGCTAGAGAAAAGATCGAGGAAAAGATTGAGGACCCTACAGAAGATATATCCGAGGACGGATACAAAACACCCTGGACCTATGAGCCAGACGATGGACCATTGACCGATGAGCAAATTGATCAGATCAAAGACATAGCAGCACAAAAAGAATTTGATATCAACGATCATCCATACTTATTCACACCTGCTGGCAATCACACACCGCCGGGTATAGATCCTGTACCGATCCAGGTATATCGTCCTGAACCCAGTGATCCTGAGCTAGAACCTTGCTACAAGTGTGGTACACCTTTGCTCAATGCTGCTGGCATTGGACCATTCTGTCCAAACAAGGAATGTGATGTCGCCGATGGTCCTTTCTTAAGAGAAGACCGGCCTGAGATTGTGTTGGCAGGAATCTTGACAGAAGATGAAGATATTGACGAAGAAGATCCTCGTGTGAAATCCAGGATCAAACGCTGGAAACTTGATCATCCATTAGACACCTTAAAGAACCAACGTGTGCGTCTCAGGATGGGAATCATCAAACAATTGCCTTGGATGGAATATCCTGACAATACATTCGGCGATACTTTTCCTACTGATCCCAAGCGCGGTGATACGTTTGTTCGCACAGATGTACAACCTACCGTGGTATACAAGTTCAATGGGCAGTCTTGGATGGAGGTTGACAAAAACCTTGCAGACAGCTACACTTACGATGACGCCTACATTAACTACCTGATTGAAAAATTAGATAGCGGCGAATATGATCCGGACTTGCTGAGTGATAGTGAGAAAGATCAAGTGGCAGAACAACTCAGGAAACAAAATAACCAATGAAAATTAACGAATCAACTGATACCTGTAGCTTCTGTTCCAAACACAAAGATTCGGTGACCAAACTTATTGTAGGTGAGTCGGTGGCTATCTGTAATGAATGTGTGGAACTATGCGAAACTCTGCTGAAAGATGAACTTGTGACTCCACCCAGCGATCCATCAGCATCACTGGATCCAATGGAGATCAAACAACATCTTGACCGCTATGTGATCGGTCAGGATCCGGCCAAACAAGTACTGAGTGTAGCAGTGGTAAATCATTATAAACGTATCAACAACAAAGAATCTGATGTGGAGATTGAAAAGACCAACATCTTGATGTTAGGCCCCACTGGCTCGGGCAAAACTTTGTTGGCCCGCACTATCGCACGTTATCTAGACGTGCCTTTTGTTATCGCAGACGCTACCAGTCTTACCGAAGCCGGGTATGTGGGCGATGATGTAGAAAGCATGATCAGTAGATTGTTTGCTGCGTCTGGCAACGACGTAGACAAAACACAGCGCGGTATTGTGTTTATTGATGAGATTGACAAGATCAGTCGCAAAAGTGAGAGTGCCAGTATCACTCGAGATGTCAGCGGAGAAGGTGTGCAACAGGCATTGCTCAAGTTGGTGGAAGGTACCAAATGCAGGATCACCCCGCAGGGTGGCCGCAAGCATCCATCTGGTGAAACTGTGGAGATTGATACCAAGAATATCTTGTTTATCGGTGGTGGTGCGTTTGTGGGACTAGATAATCTGGTAAAAAATCGCACAAAGGGCACAACCATCGGCTTTGGTGCCAACATGGACAGAGACACATCCATGCATCTGGCACAGACCACCCCAGAAGATCTCATGCGCTATGGTATGATTCCAGAGTTTGTGGGGCGATTCCAAAATTGGGTATCGCTTGCTGAACTCAGCAAACAGGATCTAGTGCAAATCCTAACACAGGTTAGACACAGCTACATTTCGCAATACAGCTGGTTATTCAATTGCGACAATGTAGAACTAACATTCACTGACTCTGCGTTGGATCTCATTGCCGAACGCACATTGCAGAACAAAACCGGCGCACGTGGCCTGCATTCAGAACTGGAACGGGTATTGCTGCCACACATGTTCTATCTGCGCCAATATCACAAACAAGGAATAAAAACCGTGACGATCGATGTGGATCAAGTGGCGGAACCTGTGGCACTAAAAGCAGCTAATCTTTAGCATCATGTACATTGCTTTTGACCTCAAGCGAGATAGCGCCTTGGGCGCCGGAGCCACGGCTGCATGGTGGAATCACATCTTACATCAAGAGTTGAGTATTTGGTATCAGAAGCACACGATTGCTTACCAAATCAAAACGGTAAAATATGTCACCAGGGTGGTGCTAGAGCCCGATGAGATGTATAGTTTTTTCGCCATGACTTGGAATCCTGTGAATCCAGAACTCAGAAATTATCGTGTGGTTGAACCAATGAGTCTTGACAACCATTGAGATTTTGTGTATAAATACACTTGTAGATGCCCATGGTGGGGTCTACACAAAACGTCATACTTGCTTATTAAAGGAGAAAACAAATGACAAAAACTCTACACCTTCGTGCCCTGGATATTCCAGAATTTACCAAATTTGGTATTGGTTTCAACACCATGTTTGACGAGCTGCACAGGATACACTCTCAGCAGTCCGGCACAAATTACCCTCCATACAATGTAGTACAAATCGATGAGGACGAGTACATGATCAGTTTGGCTGTGGCTGGATTTGGCTTGGACAATCTCACAGTGACCAAGGACAAAAACTTCTTGATCATCGAAGGCAAACAACACGAACTCGCAGATGCTGTTGAACCCAACTATCTACATCGTGGAATCAGTGCAAGAGATTTCCGCAGAGAGTTCAAGCTGGCCGATCATGTGGAAATAGATCATGCACACTTGGAACTGGGTATCTTGAATATTCACCTAAAACGTGATATTCCTGAGGCACAAAAGCCCAAGACGATCGCTATTTCTTACGCTAAGTAATATAATAAAACATAGAGTGTGCGGCACGGTGTTGCACACTCTAACATAGGAACCAATATGTCGCAATCAGATACCCGCACTAAAATCAAACCGTCAGAGGCAGTTAAAGAACCGCCATGGTTCAAGGTAGTCTATCTCAATGACAACCAAACCTCCATGGAATTTGTAGTTGAATCATTGATTGACTATTTTGATTACACGGTAGAAACTGCCGAACAGATCACAGTGGATGTGCATCAAACTGGTTCGGCCTGCGTGGCAGTATTGCCTTATGAAATCGCTGAACAAAAAGGCGTTGAAGTAACCTTGCTAGCACGGGCTCAGGGCTTTCCTTTGCAGATCAAGCTAGAACCCGAAAACATGGTCAGTAGTTAACGACCACACGTTTGGGGTAATACACATGTTGAGCATACGGTGCATCTGATCGGCCTCTGCAGTTGTTGACGAATCTCACATTGCTGCGTGTTTGATCCACTGATCCGTGATAGTGGCCAAAACACCAGGTATCGATTTTGTTTTCAGTATCTGCTGCTAGAGCCTGCATCATGTATCGATTGCCCATCACATTGAATCTCATGGTACCTGCTAGATCTATATCATGTGCTATCAGCGCCGGATCCGGAACAAAGTGAGTGACCATGATGATTTTTTTGACATCTCTATGTGTTTGTAATCGTTTCACAGAGTTCATCATATATGCTGCATCAGTTGCTGCCATTTTGGCCAGTTTTCGAGTTACATCTTCGTTTATGCCATATTCGCCTTGGCACCAAGCTTCGGTAGCAGCAGAATCTATGGTGGAGTCAAAGTCAAACCCGCACCATCCATTAGTACCTAAGATGGCCACACCATCTGCTATGACCATGTTGTCTTGGAGATAAACCACGTTTGGAATCTTATCAATTTTACGAGCTAGATCCAGATAGCTTTTGCCCACACTATCTAGTCGCCCCGAATGTTCGTCATTGCCATCGATATAAAACACAGCTTGATAACATTGCCCTAGATGATGCAGTACTTTGAGTACATCGGGCCTATTACGGCCGATATCGCCGGCCACGATGCAAACAGGACTGGTGGCCTGTGATTCCCAGGAGAAGTCGCCCCAGGTATCGATGTGTAGGTCAGAAATTAAGTCAAATACAAATGTCATGATACATATTTAAAAGGAAACACGATGAACATTATTTTTGGAGACTCTATCAAATACATACCCGACAGTTTTACCTGTTTGGAGTTGGACTCATTCCGAGTGCCTGGCGGCGACGCCATGCCCACTTGGTGTGTGGTAGAAAAGGTCCCGTTGAGTGAATTCCCGCTGCTGGAAGCACACAAGAAAATACATGCTGATATCATCCAATACTACAGAGAACAGCAATGGAATTATTGTGAACAGGCCATCCAAGGCATGATGGGAAAATGGGACAGAGAGCTAGATAGTTTCTACACAGACTTGCTACAGCGAGTACTGCATTTCAAGCAAAATGCACCTGCAGCTGGCTGGGATCATGTGCGAGTCAAAGAACTACAAACAAAATAATTATTATTTCCACAGACGATTGATTTCATTGTGGATTATTTTGTTTTTGTACTGGTCCAATATGCCAACCGCTCGGGATAGATTGGCAGAAAATTCCTGATGGATACTTTGTTGCCATTCTTGAGAGAAAAACAATCTTTTGTTGTGGGTTGCTATTTCATACAATTGTGTCCATAGATTCAATTTTTCAGATCTATCTAATGCTGCAATTCTTGACATCTCCTGTATTACAGCATCTAATCGTTGCCGTGGATCCGTGATTGTGTCATAGGTTTCGTCTATCAAGCGATCAAAAGTACGAAAGCCATAGTTTCTGAGATATTGCAAACTGCCGTGTGTGGCCATCAAAATAAAAGGGCGCCCACACGCAATAGGCCGTAGTGTTTTTTCGGTGAGATGCAACCTAGTGTCGTCAAACAATGTCTCCAGTACCACTTCTATTGCAATCTTAGAATAGTCATTGTTATTGTAATCAGCACTGGCGTTTGAATTGTGTATGTTAGCCGGGAAATATTGTGCCAGATCCTGTAAATCTGCATTCAACGCCGGATTGCTGAATTGATGACTTAGGTAATGATGCCCGTTGTCCCACTCGGCAAACGACGTGCGACAATGAGATTGTAATTGTTGCTGGGCCAGTTCGTGCATGAATGTCAGTCTGTATTCACGTGATCCGGACCAAGCACGGTTGTAGATTAAAAAATCAGTTTGTACAAGATTAAAATTTATAACCAATCGAGGATCAACCAGCGCATATCTAAACCAATCAGCGGCAATTATAGCATGGCTCCAGTAATACACCCCAATGTAGTCATTGTCTTCGTATTTTTGCAATTGTTCGCTGCGTTTTTCAGAATGCAAAATCAAGATTTTATCGTGTGCCAACTGAATCATATAATAGATCAATCCGCGGAGATGCAGGCTGGATAAAAAATCTATCTGTGCAGGATCCCATCTATCCCACTCTTTCTTCTCGGTCATTTTTAAATCAACGCAATCTCGTTCGACCAACCAATTCCGAATGTCTGATTCAGAGTATAGTTCATAGAAAAGTGGCTCCTGGTCATGACATATCATCGCGGGATCTGATATATAGAGAGAATTTGGATAAGGAGTATGAGTCAACTCTTCAAGATCTTCTAGTTTTTTTGAGCCATGGGTCTTCCAGCGATAAATGAGTAAAGCACGGTCGCTGATGCTGTGTAAAAAGTTATATAATCTATCTAAAGGAACACTCATATGAAAAAAATTGGATTTATTGGTATTGGTAAACTGGGGCTTGATTGTGCCGAAGTCATGGCACAACAGCACGAAGTCAGAGGCTATGATATTTACCCACGAACCAGTGACTCAGTAAAAGTCTGCGATATTGACGAGTTGGTAAACGAAAGCGAATGGATCTTTATCGCTGTGCCCACACCACATGCCGAAGGCTATGATGGATCGGTACCTTCCAGCCACATGGAACCGAGAGATTTTGGGCATGACGCAGTGATCGATGCCATCAGCAAAGTCAATGCTCATGCACAAGATTCCAAGAAAGTGGTGCTGATCAGCACAGTATTGCCGGGTACCACCCGTAAGAACTTTGTGCCATTGCTGGACTCAAAACACCAATTCTTGTACAACCCCTATCTCATTGCCATGGGATCGGTAAAATGGGACATGGTCAATCCAGAGATGATCATGATCGGCACAGAAGATGGAGACTGGAATGGTGTAGCCGGAGAATTAAAAGATCTATACGACACTGTGATGCAGAACAATCCGCGCTATGAGATCGGCACCTGGGACGAGTGCGAAGCTATCAAGATTTTCTACAACACATTCATTTCGGCCAAAGTGGGCTTGGTCAATATGGTACAGGACTTTGCCATGAAAATTGGCAACATCAATGTGGATGTGGTCACTGACGCACTAGCACGTAGCACCATGCGTATCATGGGACCCAAGTACATGACAGCAGGCATGGGCGATGCAGGTGCCTGCCATCCACGTGACAACATTGCTCTGCGTTGGCTAGCACAAGAATATGAAATTGGCTACGACTTGTTTGACACAGTGATGCATGCTCGTGAGATCCAGGCCAAAAACCTGGCCAAGTTCCTGGTAGAGCAGTCCGGCGATTGGATCATTGGAGAACACTTGCCCATCGCCATACATGGTAAAGCCTACAAGCCAGATGTTCCTTATTGTATCGGATCATACTCCACACTGGTAGGACATTATATCAAAGAACTGGGTCATAAAGTTGTTTATCTTGATCCATTAGCAGACGATCCTGCCGACGTTGTCAACGAATTACAAGGACCTCACGTGGTGCTGTGGGCACACAATCGCAAGATCACATACGAATACACTGGCGATCAATTGGATACTCAACCCTATTGCGTAATACCGGGTGGCAGCATCATCGTAGATCCTTGGCGCAAGCTGAATCAAACCGCTGACGGTATCACAGTGATCCATTATGGAAACACCCGCAATCATACTTAGATATTATCCTATCCCTAAATTCTGGGATGACGAGTTTAAGAATCTGGATTATGAGAATGAAGAATTCAATGATCCAGAAAATCTGCACCGATGGCTGACACTGGGGTTTGAGAATCGATTCACTGGCGACATGTGTGACATGCGCAAGCCGCAACCTTGGTTTAATCAACAGTTCATAGACATATATACTGAAAAGGGGTGGAAAGATATTGGCACCAGTTACTACTGCATGTGGCCCGGTACCATACTTCCCAACCATCAAGACCTTTACAAAAAGTATGTGGAACTTTTCAATCTTCAAGGAAAAGAGACCTCCATACGCAGAGCAGTGGTTTATCTTGAAGATTGGAAATCAGGACATTATGCTGAATTTAAAGAAAAACCATTTACCGGATGGCGCGCCGGAGATGTGGTAGAGTGGTATTACGATACCCCGCATCTGGCAGCCAACATGGGAACAGAACCCAGGTACACATTACAGATCACAGGGCACTTATGATATCAAGTTGGAATGAATGGAGCACACTGAAAAAGGTCGTAGTAGGATCTGCCACCGATGCTAATTGGCCCGTACATGATCCGGTGTTCAACAAGGAAAGCGAAAAAACCACCTGGAAAGAAACTCCGGTGCCGTCGGGACCAGTGCCCGAGTGGATTATTCAAGAAGCTAATCAAGACCTAGATCAATTGACTGTGACACTACAACAGCTAGGTGTGGAGGTTGTGCGACCCACACCGCTTAATTTCCAGGCGCATGATGGCTTGTACAACTACTGCCCTAGAGATCGATTTTTAATCTACGGCGATACCATGGTAGATCCTGCCATGATGTATCCCTGCAGAGACATGGAACTGCAATGCTATCATGACATTGTGGACAAAGCAGACCGATACTTGTTCATGCCCAGAAACGAAGGCATGGTCATGGATGCAGCCAATGTGCTGAGATTGAATGATCAAATGTTGTTCTTGGAATCTCCTTCGGGCAATCGTGCGTCGTACAATTGGATGTGCGAGCAGTTTCCGGATGTGCGGATAGAACTGTGCAATTTCTATTCGGGTGTGCATATTGACAGTACCATAGTGGCCCTGAGAGAAGGCTTGGTCATGCTGAATGCCAGTAGAGTAACATTTGACCAGGTTCCTAAAGTGTTTGATGGATGGCACAAGATTTGGGTAACCGATGTGGTGGCCCAGGATTTTTACCAATATCCATATGCCTCAAAATGGATTGGTATGAACATGTTGGTGGTAGATCCAAACACAGTGATAGTGGATCAAGCTCAAACCGAATTGATCAAAACCCTAAAAAGCTACAAGTTCTCTGTGATTCCGTTGCAGTTGCGCCACAGTAGAACACTGGGTGGTGGATTCCATTGTGTAACACTAGATTTGATCCGAAGCTAATATGATATTCGTACAAAAAATCATTGACAAACATATATAAATCATGTATAATACACACATGACTATACCCCAAATTGGTTTTTGTTGCAAATGGCTCAATGATCCGTCCGAATGCGGCGGCATGAAAGTCAATGCTGTGGACCGTGATCTAAACGGCCGATCAACCACCATGCGCTGGCTGCGCGAACACAAGGGCGAAGCCGAACAGCGACAATGGGACATAATGAATCACAATGCCGCTGCGGCAGTTCGACTGATTGAACGTGTGGCCACACTGCCCCAGGGTCGACGAATGGTGCGGCTGGGTTCGGAAATGTTGCAAGGATATACTGAACCCAGCTGGATTGACTGGTGGCAACGACAAGAAATCCAAGACCACTGTGCCAAGATCTTTGCTCCTGTAGGCGAAACTGCTCGTAGGCTGGGTGTGCGGATCAGTTTCCATCCCGGTCAGTTCTGTGTGCTGGCCAGTGAAGCAGATGAAATTGTGGAACGCAGCATACTAGAATTTGAATATCATGTGGACATGGCTCGTTGGATGGGCTATGGCAGCTCTTGGCATGATCATGGTTTCAAGATAAATGTGCATTTGAGCGGTAAAGGTGGCCCCGCTAAATTCCTACGCACTTTGGGTAGGCTAACTCCCGAAGCTAGGAATCTAATCGCCATCGAGAATGATGAGATGACAAATGGTATCGACGTTACTTTGGCTGTGGCTGAGCATTGTGCTCTTACGCTGGACATCCACCACCACTGGATCCGCACCGGTGAATACATCACGCCCGACGACCCTAGGTCGCGTCGCGTTGTGGAGTCTTGGCGCGGTACTCGTCCTGCTCTTCACTACAGTGTTAGTCGTGAAGACGTTTTGGTGGATCACGATCCCGGAACTAGACCAGATCTCGCACAGCTACTTGACCGGGGATACCGTAGGCAGAAACTTCGAGCACATTCGGACTTTCTTTGGAACTCGGCTGTGAATGACTGGGCATTGACATTCAGCAAAGATTGGGATATCCAGGTCGAAGCCAAAGGCAAGAATTTGGCCAGCCAACAACTGTATGAGCAATCGCTGAGTCAATGATTACCTTGTTTGTGGGCGATGTTGGAGAATATCTTGCCAACATCGCCCTGCTGCACAGCGGTAATGCCAGGTTAATCACTGCTAAGAATTGTAAAAATATTCGTGCTGGAACATATTACACCAGCATAGGGGATCTAGTTACCGAAGAAAAATTTTCAGCGGTACTTGAACAGGCTGATGTGATAATTTATTCGCCGCCAGATGTCTGGAGCACAGCAGAATCAAACCGCATTACCGAATACTGGGTTGCAGTAACGCGGGCGTTTGAAGACAAAACCGTGGTCAATGCCGACCGCTTAAAATTACCATTGCTGAGTAAATTTTTGCAATTGGCAGACGGTAGAAAAACTCAATCGCCGCAGTTATGGATAGCCGGGTGCAGTATCACTCATGGAGTAGGGGTCAGACAGTCTGAAAGATATGGGCAATTGCTGTCGGATCAACTGAACATTCCGGTGTCGTTTTTGACAGCGCCTGGATCTTCTATTGCCTGGTCAGCCGACCAACTGCTGAGATCCGATCTTCGTGCAGGAGATATAGTGGTCTGGGGATTGACTACTACAGGACGAATTTCTTGGTTCCGAGACAATGCAGATTTAAAACACATCAACATATACACATACATGAGTGACCCAGGATTCGACGATCATGTTAAAATCACTCGGATATGGGAACAGGACCGGGCCTATGAGGCCATAACAAAAATACATCAGGTGATTAACTTTTGTGCCAAGCTGGAAGCAAAGTTATATCTAGCGGGCATACTGATGGATCTACGCAGATATTCATTGGATTTTGAAAACTTTATTCCGTTCTATCATGGTGATAGAGAAAAATATAATGACAATCAATTCTTGGACATAGGATCAGATCCTGAACGACATCCTGGGCCAGTCACGCATCAGTGGTATGCCAACAAGATCCTGGATCGGATCAATCAAATAAGTAGTTGATGGGCAATTTTTTAACAAACATCACAACCTGGATCAAGAATGACTATCGAGCATACCCTTTACGTTTTATCGTGGAAACTACGGCTTGGGCGATCAGTATCGGATGTTCGGTCACTATGGCGCTCACAGTCCCGACTCCGCCTCTTATTATTCTGTATCCTATTTTTATCAGCCAGTGCGTTATGTATGGTTGGGCTGCTTATAGCCGCCGATCTTTTGGCATGCTCGCTAACTACGTCTTGCTTGTTGCTATCGATAGTGTAGGACTCACCCGCATGCTGACCATCTAGGCCCCGCTTTTTACTGCGGCGTCAGTTTGTTTTTTCTGTTCTTGTTCTCTCGCCCGTTGATGTTCTCTGCGTATCTTTGCAGCAGTTGCTCGTTTGGCGTCAAGCTCGGCTTGCTCTTGTGACATGCTGTAAAATTGAATACTCATCATGATCACTGCAAACATTATAACAGCCACACCAACAAAATACAAAGCACCCATGAAAATTTGTCCCATCTTTTCTTTGTGTTTTTGTTTGGCTTCTTCAATTGCTCTTTCTTCTGCTTGTCTTGCCTTGACCAACCGGTTACGCTCCTTGAGCATTTCTTCCCAGATTTGTGGTTTACCCAACTGCCAGTAAATCATATCTTTGAGTGCTCGCTCATCTTCACGCAACTTGTCACTGTGCATGGCAAACTCTAGAGCCTGACGACCCAGCTCTGCATCACTTTTTCCGATGTTGCTGATTCTGGCTTTTATGCTTGCGGTATGTACTGTGTCAGCGGATTGAAAAAACTTGCTAAATTGCCCAATGAGGCTGTGGATATCCTTGCCCAAGGCCACAGCTTGTTTTATCTGACTCACTGCTGCCTGTGCTGCGGTAAAAGCTAATCCAATGGTGATTGGATCCATGGTCACCCGCCCCTTTTACATATTTCAGGGTATAATCTATTAGAGCAATCTCGTATCGCCCATTCTACGCATCTAACTTTTTGTTCCAGAGCAGTTTCGACCCATTGCCATCGCACACACACTCTTGCCTGATCTTTTTTTAATCCGTTGGCAGTTTCTTCACTGGCCACTATTACCGTTGACAACAATAATAAAACAACCGTCCATTTTACAATGGAAACCATAGCCATATGCCCTGTGCCATGAGCACAGCGCCGATAATGCCTACTCCAATGCTGGCATAGAACATGCCCATGCTCACTGCCAGAATACTGGCACTCAGCAGCACTATGCTGAGTTGCAGGGTAGAGCTGGCAAAAGTCAGCCATGGACTGTGCTTTCTTGCTTCATCGCGGTCGGCTTCCAGTGCTCGGGCACGAGCCATGAGTTCTTGTTTGCCTTCGTTTTTCACAGGATCGCTTTCGTATCGATCAATCCGGGCGGTGAGTTCCTGGACTTTCTTTGTGTCCCGGCGCGCAGCAGCGTCATCTCTAGCATTTTCTGCTATGGTCTGTTTGATGCTCTTGGCCTGATAAAAACTCCATGTGTCATTGAGTTGCATGGTATTGGTCAGCACTTGACTGCTGATGCCATTGGCAATGTAAGTGGTCACTGCTAGTAGTGCTGCGATCACTGTGATTACCCAACCTGCGCGATCCTTGATGTGTGCTTCTCTTTCTGAACGTGATTCTGCCATGATTTTCTCCCTGTTGTTGTTATTTTTGAGGCCAAAATAAAACCCCTCTATTATTTAAGAGGGGTTGGAAAAAAGAAAAACTAGTGGTTTACTGAGTGGTTTTCTTTGCTCGAGGCTTGGCCACAGGTTTTTTGACTGTAACACGCTGAGGTTTCATAACTTCTTTGTGCTTGATGATCAACACCAACAGCAGCAGACTTACATTGATAACAATGATCAATGCCCAGGCAGCGGTCATATAAAATAGATATTCAGATTGCAATCTGTTCACTACCATGGAGTAAAATTGATTTGTAGTATCAACGATTTCTTTCTTGTATTTTTTGTAATCATCACCAAACATCAACATCTGTGCTTCTGTGTAATGATGCATCATTATTTCAAAATTTATTTCGGGTCGACCCTTGTCGATCCAGGCAAACGCCTCGACTTCTAGTTTAGCAAGATTGTTGCTGAGTTGTTCTGCCTTCAATAACTGATCCAATTCAGACTGCAAAAACGGAACTTCTTTTACTCTGACTTTGAATGATTTTGTCACGCCCTGGTTATCGGCCACTTCACCGTTGCGTATTTTAAGCACATTATTGAACTCTGTTCTCCATTGTTCGTTTTTGGTTGTTACAAAAAATCTAGCATAGTTGGTTAAATCGTCTGATGATTTGGCCATGGTACGACTGAGCGATGCAGCCTGATTCAGAGTGGTCAGTTGTGTTTCTGCACTTTTAAAACAGCTCAACACACCTAGGCTGCAGACGAATATTACACCAGCAATAATGTATGGTGCGCGACGGTATTCTAAGATTTTATCTAGTATTTTCATGTGAATGTCTTAAACAATAACGCCAAGGCTTGTTTTACCTCAGCCTGATAGTTGGTCAGCACCACCATGCCCACTCCCAACGCTGCGGTTGGAAAACTTTTTGTGGTGGCAGAAGGCGCCGGTGCCGCAGGCGGTGCCGCTTTTGGCCTGTGAACTGCTCTTTTAGTTGCTACGATGTTTTTAGTCAAAATAAACCCCCACCAATATTTAGTGAGGGTGTTATTTTAAATCTAGTAGGTTATTGTGGGGATTTCTTGGCGCGTGGCTTGGCCGGCGCTTTGGCTGCTGGTGCTTTGGCAGCGGGCTTCTTAGCAAAAGTGCGTTTCTTCTTTTCGGCTGCTGCTGCTGGCGTGGGTTCTGGTCCCAACTTCACAAGCGGTGGCTCGGGCACATACGGGATTGGTGTCATCTCAGGTTGCGGAGCTGGTTCCAATTTGTGGGATGCTTGAGGAACTGGGACGGGCCATCCAGGATGCCCGGGATGGTGTGTGGTAGAACTAGGTGGTTCTACTTTGTATGGTGCCTGTGCGGAATTGGTTTCGGGTTTCTTTCCGGTAAAGAATTCGACGATTTTCTTGAACATGAGTGTCTCCTATGCTTTATTTATAACCAAGCACATTTTGGCAAAAAAATCTCGCAGAAAACCCCGTAAATTGCTGCACTGCCGCAATTTGTCATATATAATAGCACATAGGATGCTGCACAGGGCGGGTCCTATAAATTGCTTGCTTAATTAAGGAGAAACCATGTTTACAGCAGACACCATGATCGACACCGTTCAAAACGGTAAAAAACAATTCGTCAAGACTTTCGTCACCAACGAGCACATCGCCGAGTCCATGAATCATTTCATCGACACACAGGCCGACTACACCAAAAAGGCCATGAAAGCCACCACAGATGCAGCCACAGAAATCATGCAAGAAACCATCAAGGTCATGCGTGAAACTGCCAAGTTTGACTACGCTAAGTTTGGCGAAGGTATCATGAAAGCATATCAGGCCACAGGAAAGGCCAAAGGAGCCTAACATGTTCAAAAGATTCTTGAGTTGGTTCACAGCACCACAGCACTACGGAACCAGACTGGAGCAGTACATCTTGTCACACAATCCTACCAGTACCACACAGGTGGAAGCATTGGAGCGAAAGTTTGAGCTGATGTATTCGGCCCGCAACAAGAGCTGGATGGTATGAAAATATTAAAATCCATTTATAATTTTCTAGGCCAAATGGCTCGTGCTCATGCTGCTGCAAATCTGGCACGATCTGGTGATCATAGGGCTGCAAAAAGACTTATGATGGAAGATTTCCGGGGTTGGATTTAACCAATTAGAATTTTCTGGTTGACCACAAATCCGGTCCGTGCTATAATACAGCATAGACCGGATTTTTTTTATGAGCAATGCAATGACACCAACTAGTTTTGTGATCCAATTGCCTCGACAGCGCAGACGCGCTGTGGAGTTGTATTCACGCGACACCCCATTCCGCGGTCGTGCTGAACAGAGCAAAATCCAATATCGTCGCCGTCCCAAGCACATCAAACAAAAGTTTGAAGAATAACTGTATTTTTCCAACTCAAGTTGGTAAATTCGGTTGATTGGAAATTGCCCATTTGCTATAATACACACATACGCAGAAAGGAGCCGATGATGACTATGGTAGCAAAGATGACAGACGGCCGCATGGTCGAAGTGGTGCGGGTTGCTGACACCGTGGGCTTCAGTTCGGATCGTGGGTGGGTGATGATCTGCTTTGACTTTGAGAAGGCTGATCGCAAGCGCGAACACTTCAAGTGGGTTCCTGCTGAGACCCGATTTGATTGGGTTAGAGAATTTGTTTTTGTTTAACGCAAGGAGATAATCATGGCAATCGTTTGGAATGTTCAAGTATACCGGGTCAATCCCGAGACTGCTCGCCCTGACTTCTACAAGGTGCTGAGCGAGCGAGAGTTCGCGGTCGATCTCGAAGCATATCCAGGAGCGGCCGAAGAAGAGGCATATGGATATGCGGCAGTTTACAATCGACAGCACTACTACAATTACCCTGATACTCCTACAGGCTTTGCCTTTGTGACAGGACAGATCGACACTGAGACTGGAGAGAATCTATGAACGAACGAATTGATCAACTGTGGGGCCAGGCCTTGGATCAGGCAGTGCCTGAAACATATACCCAACTGAGTCACAGCCAAGTGCTCAAAGTCAAACAGGTGTTCGCTGAGTTGATTGTTCGGGAATGTGCTGACTTGTTTGTAGATCGGCGTTATATGGTTCTAAACCCGCTTGAGCCATTTGCTTATGAACGAGTTCGTGTGTTGAAAGAACATGACAAAGATACGGTTAAAAAGATTAAACAACATTTCGGAGTTGAACTATGAACGAACGAATTAAAGAACTTGCTGAAGAATCCTACAATGAGTTTTATAATATTCATATAGATTTAGAAAAGTTCGCCCAGTTGATTGTTCAGGAATGTATTGATCTGATCAGTCCATATACTGTTAGCATGAACAGACCCGGTGAAGAATACCTACATCCTATTCTAGAGATTAGAAAACATTTTGGAGTTGAATAATCACACCATGCACTACCTGATCAAAGCCTCCGTCTATTACCGTAATCGCGCCCCGGGCTGGGTGGCGGTGCTGCACGGCTATCCTTGGCACCACACCGGCCCAACTGCCAAACGGGATGCTGAGGCAGCGGTTGACCGGGCCTGCCACCCTGTG